GTTTTGGTCAGTTCAGCGAGTGAGAAGTTCTTGGTCATCGCCCTTGCCCTCCGTAGGGCTTCTTGTAGTTCTTGCTTGCCTTGTTGCTGCTTGCACTCTTTGAATGCTTGCCTCGCTTCTTGCTCTTGCTGATAAACTTACTTACCGCCTGTTGCTTTGCCATCGTTAGGGTCTTTTAAAAACATAAGTGCAAACGCTCCCATCAGGAACGCAGATACCTCCGTGAGGGTAGCCTTCTCGTAGAATACCAGAACAAAGCAAAGGCCTACGATAAGCAGGCCTAATACTGTTGTCTTTGGGTCTTTCCAAATGCGCTCAATAATCACGACTTGCGCTCGTTTTTATCACGAAGCCAATCTCTGCGCCACTTCCATAAGGTGTAGGCAAGTGATGCTACAAGAACCAACAAGCCAAGCGCTTGATGAACGTAGCCAACAAGCAGTCCTGCGCCTGTTAAAGACCAAGACGTGATAACTGAATCAGCAGATTCCTTTGTCATTGCTCAACAGGAGGTACAGGAGGTTGGCAGTATGCTGCTTCGGGGTTGGCCTTGCAGTATTCCTCTGCGTATGCTTGCTCCCATCCTGCGAAGATGTGAACCCCACAAGGAGCAGGCCATACAACGTATGAGGCAAAAGAGGTAGCAAGAGGCTCACCAGTCCACAGGATGTCAACTGCGTACTTCGGTGAGGTCTTCAAGCAAACTTGGTTGCCTTCTTCATCCGTACCCCATTCGGTGCAGAGGTAGCCTAACTCAACTACTGCCGTAACCAACTCGGAGTTCCAAGTGGTGTAGGTTTCGCCTTCGGGGTCAGTACCCGTTGTTTCAATCTTGGCTTTAGCCGTAGCCCATTGGCTGGGCGTGAACTCGTATTTTAGGAATTTCATAGGTTAGGCAGTTAAGGCAGCGAGGTCGCTATTTGACAAACGAGTAGGGAAAATAACAAGTTGACCTACTTTCTTGGTAGCGTAGAAGTCAGAAGATGAACGCCCATTCAGTCGTACTGCCGACAGAGCAGTAGGAAGGTTATACGTTCCCGTTACAATCTGCACCCCATTTCGGTATAGCGTGTACCCAGCCGATGAATAAGCAAGCGCAAATTTTCCGCTGCTTGATGACGTTGTAGAGTACACCGAGTAGGTAGAAGCAGCCGATGAAGCTACAAAGATTCCCCAGTTACCAGCAGCTGAGCGAGTAAGTACGATTCGGTCGGTATTGTTGTTATTGTCTATCGTGATTTCAGGGAAGTCCAAATCATTCACTTCAGTCAAATCAACAAACAAAGTCCCCTCCGTCTGCCCGATAAGCGAGCTAATGCCCGTTTTAGAAGCAGCATCCGCAACCCTTGTAACGCTCGTTCCCAATGTGGGGATGTACGAGCTGGCGTAGGCACCAAGTTCGAACTGGTAGCCGTAGGCCAAAACGTCGCAGCTGGCTGCATCCCCAGCAAAGAGGCCAATCAAAGGCGCGGCGCTGGTTCCAGTTGCCGTAAATGTTACGGTGTAACGCGCCCACTCGGTCGTTAACGTTTTGCGATATGCCGTGTCAGCATAAAGCATACTAACGGCCGGTGTACCCGACAATGACTTAAGGTAAACGCTTGCCGTGTATGTTTGGCCAACGGTAGTGCTTACCGATTGAAAAATGTTTGCGTAAATAGAACCGCGCGTGATTTGAATTCTATCCGCGTTGGTTGTTCCGTCTGGACTGGTTGCGTAATTTGCCGTCCTGGTGATTGTACCGGTTCCGCCGCTATTGTCCGTACTCCATCCTGCGTTATTAAACTGTTCTGACCATAGGCAGGTGTTCGTTCTGCTTGGTTCCAGGAGAATTTTTGGGCATGTTGACCCAAGGTAGTCCAAACGGGGTAACCCACTAACTGGGCCAACGCTTACCGCTGCGCTGGTGGTGGCGATGTAGGCGGTCATTACCCCATACTCCAACTGCTGACCAAAAAGGTAGATTCCTTTTGATGTGTTGCCAGCATAAGAAATAGACGTTCCATCAGCTGCGTAAGCAATGAATCGTACAGTTGTTCCCGTTGAAGTAGTTGTAACGCTAATACGATACCAACCGCTACCAACAGACGTTACGCTTACTGCACCACTTGATGCAAGAATTGAACCATTTGACAAGTCAACAACGGCTAATTCAGAACCAGTACCTGTGCTTCCAGAGATGCGCACATTGCGACCTCCAATGCTTTTTACATAAACAGAGAATGTTACCTCGTAACCATTTACAACAGTAAAGTCACGATACCAAAGGTGGTTTCCCGTAGTTGCTGCCTCAAGCAAAGAATCAGCAAGCGAAGTGCCAAAAGGGTCAGTAGTTGTATTTGTTGAAACCGTTGCATCAATAGGAGAGCCAGAGCTTGCAAAGTCACTGCTATAAGTAGCAAGATTCGTACGCACCTTCTCAATAAGGCCATTACTTGCAACACGGGTTGCACTTGAGGCACGGCTGAACGTAAGGTCACCCGACCCATCCAAAGGCTTCACCGAGTAGACCTTTTGGTTCTTGTATCCCGAAGGAATCATTACGAGGCTTGCCTCATCAAAATAACTGCTCATCAGTTCAAAATAAATAGTTGGTCAATCAAGCATTCTTCTCCCTCCAATGTTGCTCCGTCATCGGTCATACGCTGGATTTAAGTATCAAAAATATCGTAGTAGGTGTCCTCGTTCAAGTCCTGAATAGCAGCCACCAAGCAATCGTACCCCTCAACTACCCCACCATCATTGGTTACACGGGTTACGTATTGGTCTACGATTTCATTTGCAGGAGAGAAGCACGGAGGTGCTGACTCGTTCTGGATGGACAAGGTCGTTTCATCGGTTTGTCCAAACCAAGACGAACAATATATAATACCCCAGCTGATTAGGTTCATTTCTTCTCTTTCTCTTTTAAATAACTTTGCAGCTTGAGTATATTGCCCTTCTTAGGTTCATATTGCTTCTTACTAAAGCACCCAGCTTGAAAAGTTTGCGTCCGTATCGGGGAAGACATCGGCATTTGAGTTTTGATAGTATTCAGGAAACTGCGCTTGGTTGTAGCTCATATAGGTGATGAAGCGGTCAGTATAGTACTGAGCAATGTTGCGCTCCTTCTCCACCAAAAAGTCAACCTCGTTTTTCTCTACGCTTGTTGAATTCTCGCTTGTGTGCTTGTATACCCCGCCATTGGCAATCGTGTACGCAGCAAAAGGCAAGTACTCCACCATAGCCCAATGTATGAGCATCGGCTGAAGGTAGTCGTTTAGCAATGCCAAGTAGCGACCCGTGAGAGTCCCCGCAAGAATATCGTTGCTAATCTTGTCGTACAAACGAGTACCCGTGTAGTTTTGAAGATGAATTTCTTGGGCTACTTTAATGAATTGCAGGTACTTGTCTTGGTCCACGTTGCCGCCTAAGGCAGTTTGGCGGACAATGTCTTCACGTTTTATCCAGAGGGCGGTGGGCATATCTTATCGTGGGTTTACAAATCCATTGTTTGGCATATCCGTTGGACGCTTTGCAACATCCGAAGGGTTCTGCTCTAAATCTACTCCTGCTCGCTTGGCTTGGTTTACCGTGACCTCAGCGTTGGGGTTGCCTACATCAGGCGTTACGCCTTCGGCTTTTGCGAGGTAGGTCTTACGCATCCAGAAGTGGTGGCATCTTGCTCCGCCCTTATACAACCAGATAGAGTACGTGGCTGCTCCTGCTACACCGAATCCTGCGTTTACCGCTTGGCTTCCCATGCGCTCAATGTCCTCCTTGCGGTATACCTTGCTTGCTGCTACCATCTTCTTGCAGAACTCACGGCTATTGGCCTTCGTAGCATTCGGAGCGTAAGCGTAGCGTACTTTGTACCTGCGACCTTCTTCGGTTACGCCATCCTGCGAGCTTTTAGCGTTCGGGAATGCGCTGCCTGTTGATGCGAAGGCGTACTTGCTCAATGCTTGCTCTGCTTCGTAGTCAACGGGACGCTCATCTACAAGTTCCCATTCATCTTCGTTGATGACCTCGCCTACTTCTTCCAAAGCAGCAAAGACCTCATCAAAATGCTCATCGCTCGGCTCTTGGCTGGATAACTTCACTCCCGTTTCTTCTTCACGGGTTTCAGCGTCCATTGGCGTTTCAATGTCATTGCTGAACTCAAGAGGCTGAAGCGTTTTGAAGTACAGGTTGAGGTTGATGTCGTTGTAGATAAGAATCTTCTCAAATCCATCAAGCAGCGTTTCTTGCATCGGCTTGATTACGATGTTCTCAAACAGGATAGAAGCCGTTTTAAGCTCCTCTGCGTTGTTTCCTAAGCCTGAGCTATCCTTGATGCCCATAAGCATAGGAGAAGTGATGCGGTGAGCCACCATCAGCTTCTGCATTGCCTCGTTGGACAAGAACTGATATTGGTTGTGAGCATCACTCAGTTGTACCGTATCAAGCGTAGCTTTTGATTCAGCATTGTCATTGAACGCCAAGATAAACTTTCCTGCGTTATTCGTGCCGCTGAACTTGTTTGCAATCTGCATCTCAATAGTTCTGCGCTCCTCCTCGCTGGGTACTCCGTTGTTGAAGTTGATGAGCATAGAAGGGTTGAGGCCGTTCTGGATGTTGTTGATGTGAAAGTTCGCAATCTCCTCCTCAAGGTCTGCATACGGCAGGCCGCCTTGATAGTCTACGGGTGAGTAGTAGTAGAATCCTGCTCGGTATGGCTTGATGTACAACACCTCAAGACCTTCCTTGCTCGTTCCGAACGCAGGGATGCGTACAGGCGTTTCTTTGCGTGAAGCAACATCCGACCAACTCTTGGCGTAGTAATAACCCTTAATCTCGCCATCCTCATCGCACTTCTCCGCACGGAGCGTTTCAATGGGAATGTGGGCAATCTCTACAATCATATTGTGGTCTTGAGAGTAGATGACCTGAATGGCACATTGACCCATCATCTTATAGTCAGCAACGAGCTGCTTTACGCAGTCCTTAGTGAACAGGCCACGCATTGCTGCGTACTCACTTGGCTTACGAGCAGAATCCGTAGCATCCAATCCCTTGCCGTAGATAAAGTCCACCACGCCATTGATTAGGGCGTTGTTGGTTGGTGAGCCGTTGTATCGGTCAATCAGGTACTGAAAGTAGTTATTGTCATCACCATAGGATACCCAATCTTTACCCTGCACCTCTGTGATGTTAGGGGTGGTGTAAGAGGACAGGTTTACTACGTGGACTTTAGATGATGATGTAGTCATTGTCGTAGCTTGTTTCTTCCGTGTAGACATTTTGGTTTACCGTGAATTTGGCGTAGTCAGTTTGTGGCGTTACGAAGACCCTATCTCGGTAGATTAAATCTCCATCGTAAAATACCTTCAGTCCGTAGAATCGGTTGTTGACCAATGTAAAGGTAGAAGTCAGGTACATAAAGCCGTTTGCCTCCTCAATCGTAGGATTGATTGTAGCGGTTGTGTTGGTGCTTTCATCGGTCAAGAGTAGCGTAACACCATCAAGGTTGTTTAATGCGCTCTCAACGCATAATACGCCCTCAAGCGTACCATTATCAAGCAACACACGCTCAAAGTAAAAATCCAAATCCTCTTGAGAAAAAACAAACTCACGAGGGATGATGGTAATTGTTTGAGGCAAAGCCGATACTTGTAGAATATGCATCTCAACTAAATAACCTCCGCCTAAACTTTTGTATAAAAAAAGAGGGGCTTTCGCCCCCCTTCTCCATCCATTTGCGCCATTCCGTTCAATAGCACAACACAAATATACGTTATGAGTTGGAACCCACAACAATGGTTTCAACTGCACCTGCAAGTCCTGCAAACGGATTTGCAACCGTAGCACCATCAATGAAGTTGGCGGGCAGTTGCTCCTGAGCCTCAAGAGTCAACGTGTAGCCAGAAAGGTCACCCATAGCAGCACCCGTTACAATCGTTCCACCCGTAACCTCTGCTCCGTAGTTAAGACCCATCATAAACGCATTGCCGTTGTAGTCCTGTACAACCACCTGAGGGCGGCCGTAAGCCATCAACTTCAATTGCTTATTGTCCTGCTTCGTGAGCTTGGTCAAGGTCAAGTTCAACGTCTGCGTGAAGAAGGTAGTACCATTCTCACGGCTTGAGTTGATAGTCTGCTCAAAAGATGAGTTTCCTTTTACATCATATTCGTAGGCAGTAAACGTGCCTGAAATGTTGCTGATGCTATCGTCAGATGACAGAGTAACCGTACCCAAGTCATCGTAGTTGATGAAGAATACTTTGTTAATCCCACCGACTACGTCTTTACACGGTACTGCACGTCCTAATGTTAAATCGCAAGGCATTGTTTGTTTGTTTTTTAGAATTAAAAAAGGGGGCGGGGCAGAACCCACACCCCCTCGTGGTTTAAACTATGACTCGGATTAAGAGTAGAGAACTACGTCAGAACCGATACCGTACTGAACACCTGCGAAGAAGCGCAAGATTACACGGATGTTGTCAGAGCCGTCAAGGTCAGCCATATCAAGGACACGAACCTCGTTACGCTCGTTCAGCAGACCCGTACCGAAGAACAGGTTAGAAGACTGAGCAGCAACCATACGGTTTGAAGGAAGGCCGTTAGCCATAGCTACTTTGATACCATCAAAGAACAGAGGCTGGTCACCGTACCACATCGTGCCTTTGTTGTCAAGACCGTTAGCACCTACACCAGCAGCAGCGAAGCCACCCAAAGCACGAACGTAAGCCTTAGCAACGTTTTGCGGAACGTAAATGGTCAAGTCCTCCTTGCCGTAAAGGGCAGCGGGGATAGCGTCTACAACCTTACCAAGCTCGGTGATTACGTTAGAAGCCGTTACGGTGGTAGCCGTTACGTCAACAACGTCAGAGTCAGCAGTCATCAAAGACAGGAAGCCAGAGAATTCACCAGCAGAAGCAGCGTTACCATTCCAGATGTTCTGCTCAATCTTTTGGGCAGTCTTAGCAGCAACGTGGGCGATAAGGAAGTCAGCGAACGAAGCGGGGATGCTATCGTAAGCAGAGAAGCCCATTTGACCACCAATCCAAGAATCGTAGTAGTCCTTCTTGCAGAGTTGCAGGTTAACTTGGAACGGTTCAACCTCAAGAACACGGTCAGTCAAGGTCAGCGTAGACGTAGCGTCAAAGTCGCAAGTTGCGTCACGAACGATAGAGTCGGTGTTAACCTTCTGAAGGGTGGTGCGGTAGTTTACGTTGGGAAGGATTTCAATGAGTCCTTTGTCCAGCGTGTCTGCGCTCAACAGAGCAGCAGAGATGTACTTGCTGGCAAATTGTCCAGCGTACGAAGTGGTAATCGTGGTGGTCGTAGCCATTTGATTTTTCGGGTTTTATTATTTGTTAAGACGTGCAAGGACTCGGTCAATCGCCTTTGCGGGGCGATTAAATTCAACCTTGTTGACTTGCTTTTTTTCGGGGTTGTGTTTGATGGGCTTCGCAGCAGGTGCGGCAGAAAGCTCGGCTTTAACCGATGCCATCTCCTCCTTCTTGGCGTAGCCGCCCATCTCCTCACGCATTGCTTTCATCTCCTCACGCATCATTGCAATCTCCTCAAGGACTTTCTCCACGATGGCTGCAACGGCAGGAGCTTCTTCTTTTACTTCAACTTCTGCGAGTTCAGTAGCGGGTTCTTCAACTGAGGCTTCAACCTCAATCTCAACGCTTGCTTCTTCTTCGGCAGCAGCCTCTTTGATTTCAGCGATTACACCTTCTTCAGCGATAACCAATACACGGCCATCAGCAAGAAGATGCTCACCAACAGGAGCAGGAACACGGTCTTCGCCACTAATGACAAATACTTCGTTTCCTGCTTCAAATACTTCAGCCTCAAGAACGGCACCGTTCTCAAGGGTCATTTGCTCAAACTTAACCTCACGAATGGAGCTGAGTTCGGCAAGGATGCGGTTAAGGATATTATTTGCTTTCATATCTAACTAAATAAAAGAGGGTTGGTTATTTGTAACATTTTATGGGTTGAGTTCTACATCACCTTGACCAGTCAATGAGCCGATGCCTTGAGCAGGCAGAGAGCCATCGCAGCACTTACGTGAGTAGGTATTGTCCTTGCAGAGGCATCCTCTGTTTCCGCCTCTTGGTGAGGCTACGGGTAGCTTTTGTGGTCGTATCATATTTTGCCCAATTCTTTAAGTTTAGATTCAGCCCAACGCTTTGCAGCAAGACCACCCCATAGCAGGTAGCTGATGGTGCCGCAAGCGGTAGTGTCGTTCTCATCGTAGTATTCTTCGGCTCTTGATAGGTACGAGTACATACGGGTGATGGTTTCTACGCTTACAGGCTTGCCTTGCGCCAACTGCTGCGCTCGTACCTTACCAACAGGCGTAGCACATTTGTTGCCATTCTTCTCGTTCAGCACGATACCACGCTTGGCGTTAGAGCGTACTGCTTGTGGGTAGTCCGAGTAGGATTCCAATTCCATACGCTTACCGCTTTTCTTGCGCCCATCCTTTTTGATGATGGCTACGATTTGTGATAGCAGCAAAGCCGCCTCTTGCTCCTCAAGGCGCTCCATCTCCTGCTTGGCGAAGTTCATCTTGTCAACGAAGTAGCCCTCAATAGAGAATCCCTTGACACGGCCTGTCTTTACGAAGCCATCCCAAATCTCAGGGTTGTTGACCTTCATGGAAACCATCCACGTACCAATAGGCAATTCAAAGCCGTACTTCTTGCTCTTATCGTGAACCTCATCCTCAATAATCCAGCTCTCTACAACCGTGAGTCCGTTGATTTCTACTTCGTGTTCAAGCGTAGCGTTGTTCTGGTTTGCCTTCTGGAAGAACATCTCACTCGCTTTGCGTATGGTGTCTTGGCTGAAGTAAACGTAGAACTCCTCCTCGCCATTTACTCGGTAGATGGGTTTGTTTGGAACGAGTGCTGCTCCCATAAGGATGCGCTTCTCGTTATCCTGTGCAGCGAATTCTACACGCTCTGACTTGAGGGCGATAAAGTCCTCTTCAATAGCAGGATGCTCTACGAGGCTGATGGCATCAATCCCCGTGAGTGCCATCGTTTCATCTAAGATTAGTTCAATAAGTTTCATTATCCGAATGTTGCGGTTCTTACTCGTTGGCGTTGCAGTTGTTGTGCGGTGCTAATGTCTTGGCTCACCACATACGCACGTAGCGGTCGGTCAAACTGACCACCGATGCTCTGCGCTAATTGGTTCACGCCACCCTGCCCAACGATGTTGAACTGCGGTGGTTGTGATGCTGCGGTAGGTGCAGAGATAGTAGCCGTAGGTGCAGCACTTGGAGAGGTGGGTATCTGCGTTGACTTTACCTTGTTGAGGTTGGCGATACCTCCTGCGATAACTCCTGCTGCTGCGATAGCACCAAATGGAGGCGGGTACGCACCGAGCGCTTTGGTAGCACCCATATACGTGTCAATGACAATCTGCGAGATGGCAAGTGCCTTGCTTAGTTTGGTGTTCTCTCCTGCAAGCGCAGCAAATCCGCTAATGGCTTGACTTACTGCATCAAGGTTCGCAAGCGTGAAGTTGATGTAGTCACTAAGGTCTGCTGCTGAAGTTTCTGTTCCTTGAGCGATAGCCTCCGCATAAAATTGTCCGACTCTTGCTACCTGACCTGCGCCTACATTGGCCGCATTTACCGAGTCATCAACGTACTTCTTAAACTTCTTTTCGCTATCCTCAAAGCGTACTTTCTCGGCATCTTGGCGAGCCTTCTCAAGTTCTTTAGTCTTGGCGATTTCTTCGTTTAGAAGCCCAATAGTTTCGGTCTGCAAACGCTTCCTACGCATAATGTTTGCTTGCTCCAGCTCGGAGATTCTTGCACGTGCCTCCTCAATGCGGGTGAGTCCTTCTTCGGTAGCCTCGCCCATCTTAGCCTGCTGCTCAAGGACTGACAAACGCTGACGCTGAACGGCAAGTTCCTGCCGTGCTACTCGTTCTTCAATAGCACCTGCACGTTTAACCGCAGCAATTCGCTGCTCGGTGGTCTTGTTAACGTCATCGGCAATCAAGCGAGCCTCTGCAATCTGTTTGTTAGCGATGGCACGTTGTGCGATGAGCGCACGTTCTGCATCCTCTACATCGTTGAGTTGCTTGGCGAGTTCACGACCGAGTTTGCTCTCTCTTGCAATCTCATCACCCAATCCCTTGAATGCTCCCGTTACGCCTTCAATCGCTCCCTTAAAGTCCCCTGAGAATAGTTTAAATAATGACTCACCCAAGAGAATTACTCGGTCAATTACGACCTTGACTGCTGCTCCAAGAAAGCCCATAACCTCAGCGAGCTGGTCACCGCCTCGTTCGGTTTCTTTGAAATAGGTAACGAGCGATGTTACTGCTACCAATAGCGCACCAAGACCCGTAGCGATGATTGCTCCTTTGAGCGTAGTGAATGCGGTAACTGCACTCTTGATTCCACCCTGCAAACTGCGGAACGCTGATACCGCACCATTGGTCTGCTTGTCTAATGCCTCAAGGCCATCGTTGATAGCCTCATTGCTTTTTTGTGCAGCCGTTGTGGTCTTGTTAGCCTCAATGCCTACGGCCTTTAAAGCCGCAATAGCGGAGGAGGCATCACCTTTAATCTCAATTACTTCAACTGCCGCCATTGCAACTTAATATATTCGTTCCATCCTTCGGGTAGTTTATGCTTGCCTTTGGCGATTTCTATATTCTCGCCTGCACCAATCCACTCATCCGAGTTGAGGAGTTCAATCAAATAACCTAAATACGTCTGCTTCATACTACGTTAAGGAGTTCAAATGTTGCTTTGCCTGTGGTCAGACTCACCTGCACGGAATTGACAATGTACTTGTTGTTGTTCCAGATTACTCCGTTTTGGAGGTTCATAGATAGCATAGCACCAAGCGGTAGAACCGCATCAACTTGAAAGAGCCTACGCCTTACGTTGTAAAGGTCGGTGATGTAGTCGCTCCAGTATTCGTTGTATAAACTGCGGCTTACGCTTTGTAGGTGGTATGGGTCAATGTCTGCACCAAAGCACGTAGAGTACGATGCTCCTGCGCTTGTTGGTAGATTTGAGGTATTAGCGTACCAACAATAGTCTACCCTTCTGCTTGTATTATTGTCCGAGTTTACAAATGCAACGGGGTTTGAATCAATAAAGTAATCCCCATACGAAGCATAAAAAACAACAGGCGCACCCAAGTATTTGTTAAATGTGCCATCCTCGTTTGTATTCTCGGTGATGCTCTTGTAGACAAGTACGTTGGTTAATGCACCCGTACGTTGGTCGGTTAATCTTTCAAACAATGGACACTCAAACGGAACTTCAATAATGAAATCCTCTGCATCAAATGCAAAGAAGTTGCGAAGGTCACCAAACCCTGTATTATTAGCTTTCTGATATTGGAAGCCGAGTATCTGCTCCGTGTCTTGGTACTTGAATTCAATCTCCCTAAATAGCGGAGGTCGGTTTACCGAGTACTCCGTGATGTCAAAGTAGGATTGGTAGTCCTTGTCGCTTCCTGCTGCGTACCAATCATCCAACGGCTGAAGCAAGAACGATGTAGATGTGGTAGGTACGATGACCATGTTGTACATCTTCAAGATACCAGCAAGGAAGTCCCTTACCTTGATTTCAGGCATTAGGTCGGTAACTATCACCGTGAAGGTATATACCGCAGCAAGTGTCTGGTCTACCGAGAATTCAACACCCGCTAAAGAGTTGATGCCTGAATAGTCCGTGCATTGGTAGTTCATAGATGCTGCTACCTGTGGTCGGATGAATAACTGAATAGTATCTCCTTCCGTGTATAGCAAGTTCTCCATCGTGCTTGTAACCGATGAAGAAGGATGTGCATCTACTAAAACCGAATAATCAAATACGCCATTGCGGAACACACCCAACTCGTAGTTCTGGTCTACGTTGGCCATCGTGATGTCAAGGTCGTATTCTTTGCTCTCTGGTACTGTCCACGTTTCGGTGGTCAGATTGAATTGGCTGCCGCTACCCGTATTTCGGTTAAAGTTGATAAGCCTCCACTCAATGTCGTTTCCTGAAGCAAACATATAGCCCTCAAAGCGGTGAAGCCATAGCGATAGGTCTACGAATGGATTGGCTGATAAGAATGAACCCGTGAAGGTGATTCCGTATTTTGCTTCTATGGCATCCAATATAGCGTATGCCTTCATCGCAGGCTTCAGCTCGTAGTAGTGGATTCCGTGTTGTTCGCTATTATTGTGATAGTGTAAGTTGTTATCATCGTGGTTTCCATTTCTTGAATCATAAAACCAATTCTTGACAGGACTCATCAACGGATAAAAGAACGCATTGTCGTATTCGGTAGTGAATCTATCAAAAACTGCATCATCCGTATAAGCGTGGTCGTATGCGCTGAAGTTCAGGTCATACAGGTAGTCATCACCAAACAAGTCGGTGAGGTTTACCAAGCCGCCATAGAACGTAATGTTGTAGGCGTAGGGTTCAGTACCTTTTAGTTGTACACCATCAAGCTCTACCGAGCCAGAGCGAAATGGCAACGAGTTGATTTCAATGAACGCATCTTGGCGAAAGCGAGCATCAAACGTGCCACTAAAATCGGTGCGGTAGTAGTACCCGAAGATGGCATTGTTGGTTGGCGTAGCAGGAATGGTGAACCCTTGCGTGAAGTCGGTGAACACCTTGCTGATGTCCTGAACATTCTGCACCGAGATGTTGAGGTTTATCTCCTCATCTTGGAATACATCAAGCCTCTGACCATTGACATAAATATCAACCTTATTCATCGTACAAGCATCCGTTGGTCAAACGCATAGGTGAAGCTCATCGTGTAGTTAATGGTCTTGTCATTGATGGATTTCTGGTAGTCAATAGTTCCACGATTTGGTTGGATTGCTACCCATTGACCATCCTCGTATACTGCTACCTTCTCGCTCATCAGAATCTCCTCCATGATAGCACCATACGACTCATCCACGAAGCCTGTGTTGAGCGTTAGCGTGTTGCGAGAATTGATATTGAACGATTGGTATTTGCCGTTCACGTAGTTGACATCCGTATACGCATCCGCATAGATGCTCTTTTGGTATTGGTCTTGCGTGAAGTTACCCTGCTCCGTTGACTTCTTGAAGAACGTAAGGTAGTCAGATACCCCGTACTTGTTTACAAACTGAATTAGATATGGGTCGTACTTAGGTTCGCATACCACCTCAAAGTCGTAGGCTACCTTGTCATCGTTACCGCCAAGAGCATCTACCGCTTCGCATAGGCAGCCAAGTGCTTCTACCGTTCCGCCATCAGCCTTCACTCGGTCGTTGTAGCTGATACACTCGTTGTTGACAAGCAGGTTGATGGTGTAGTCATCGGTTGGTGTTACGCCTAAGAATGTTGCTACGTTGGTAACGCCACTCGGAATATAGATGACCATCTGCGTAGAGGTCGTGGTTGTATTAGCCCATCCCAGCTCATCCTTGAGCGAGAACCAATACTCTACTCCGTTGATTTCAATGGTGAATCCGTTTACGCCTGAGTAGGTGTTGTACGATACCGCAAGGCTCTGCGAGTTGCCTGCAAGCACTTGGAATGGGCGTGAGGTCACAAGTCCTGCTTGCGTTACCCCTGCATTTTGCAGTTCTCCGAGCGATTTGTATCCCTCAAGAGCCAAGAAGTATACCGTTCCAATAACACCCGTAGTTGGTGCTGCGCCATTGTCAGAGTAAGTCCAATCTCCTGTTCTGCGTACCCATACTGCTTCGCCTGTTTCTGATGCACTTGGCTCGGTGATGAATGCCTTACCGAATGGATGCTGGAACTTCTCACGGATTAGGTCAGATATCTCAAAGTTGATGACCTCGTTGATGGAGTAGTTCTTGGATAGCGTGTAGGTGGTCGGGCTTACTACTGGCGTTTGTGTTCCCGTGTACGAGCTGATATTCACAGTCATCGCATCCAGCGAATCGTTGGTCAGCGTGTTATTCTTGCCCGTGATGAAGATTGGGCTGCGAGCCGTAGCGATAGACGCAGGAGTCGCTGAAACAGGTATACTCATTTTTTCTTTAGGAATTCTTTGAAGTCATCAGGGGTGAGTGCGTATGCCTCTACCAATTCAGCAGGTAGCTTTTGGAATGCGAGGTTAAATGGTCGTGAGTAGAAGAACGAAGCAGGGATTCCTTTTTGGTATACGCTTCGTGCGATAAGGAATGCCGTGCTATCGTAGCTCATAAACTTGCCGTTCTTTTGGCGGAACTGAAAGCGTCTTGCACGTACCCATTTTTGCATTGCTTCCGTAAGACCACCCTTCTTGCCCGTGCCTGTGCCAAAACGAAATGGGCTACCTTGTGCTGAGCCATAGGTGCTGCTTTTTCCCTTTACACCGCTATCTTGGAACTGCCCATACTCAAGCATTGATAGTACTGCCGTGAAGGACTCACCACTCTTTGATGCAACCGCAGTCCATTCAATAGAGTCGTACAAATCCTTCGTTACGTTCTTGCGTTGGCGGGTGAGGTTTGCTCTCGCCTGTTGCACAACGTATTTGCCGAACTTATCAAGCACCGCCTGTATGCGCTCATCCCGTGTCATTAGCAGACGCTTATCTCGGTGTTAGCAAGCAGCACGTCAAACGTAGCAGTCCATCCAGCAAGAAGATTCTCAAAGCGTTCCAAGAACGGAGTGCAGGTTGGGTTGCCATCTAATTGGTACAAGTCGGAGTACAAAGTGCCTCTGCGTAATTCTTGCACCACATCGTTGATTACTGCGAGTTGGGTGTTGAGTATGTCTTGCACGTTAGAAGTGCCGTAGAAAGGCTCTGGTTGCGCTCTGGGGTCTTCCTTCGTATCATCAACCACGTCCATACAAACGAGACTTACGCTCATGCGTACCACCTGACCTTCAAAGGTCGCTTGGTTTACGATGATATGGCTAAGGGGAAAGATGGTCTGCTTGTTTAGGTCAACGTCAAACAGGTCACCTGTCGTAACCACATTGACTTGGCTATGCGCCAGCAGCGTGTCCTTGAGTTTGGTAGTGATGTCGTAAAACTGCCTCATCGTATTGATTGTTTAATTAAGTCGTTTTCAACTTCTTGCTTTTGCTTTTCAAAGGTGAGGAACTGAAGGCACTTGTGTAGCTCCAATTCAGTGACTCCTCCAAACCTTCTAATATCTCCTTGAGCAAGCTGATAGATGGTAGAGTACCATCCCCATCGTTTGGCGAATTGGGCTTGTCTGCTGAATTGGTTTTCTGATTCTCCTTCTCCAAATAGCTCAGGGTAGCCTGCAACAACTCGTTCCCTAAACGATAAAAAAAAAGCGATGCTGCCATTACCACATCCATCGGAGCTTGCTTCATCAGCGTTGCATATTTGCTTGCTGACTCGTATGGCTCTATTAGGTATCTATCGCCTACTTGCTTGGTGATGGGTCGGTACAATACCGCCATCGTGTTGTGCAGATTCTGGATGTCTTGGATGTAGGTGTCAAGGTCTACAAACTCACCGTAGGTGATATTGTCCAACTCAGGAATGAACCCGAACTCCTGTTTGCCAATGGTGAACGTAGGCTTGAGCTTTGGCTTCTCGTTGAGCATCTTGTAGATGTGGCTCGTTACGTTGCTCACATCCTTGACCCGCACGTTGGGCAAGTCAGCAAGAGGCAGCCCGCAGAAGATTTCCAGCATCTTATGGGTAAGGAACTCCTCATCGCCTTCTAACTTTACAAAGCGTTGGTATTGCTCAAGCGTAATCTCGCTCAAGGTGGTGGGTACGTTGACCTTTAGTTCCATCTAATAAAATAACCTTTAGAATTTAACGTATAGCATAGCGGCCGTAGTTCGGCTTGCTTAGCTTGTTGTATGTTGCGTAGCGCATAGCATCTATGGCGTGGTTGAATGCGTCTATGGGTTTGTTCAGGAGGTTTCCGTTCTTGTCCTCTACCCATTTGTAGTTCTGCATCTCTTTAATTAGATTGTTGCTTCGTGGGGTAACGAATAGCTTGTGTCGCTTCAGCACGTCAATACCCACTATAACGCTATCTGCGCCCTTCTGCGTGGGTTTTACGTTCCATCCCATACGATGCAGCTCCTCAATAGATTTGGGTTCAGCAGAATCAGCGTATACCTCTGTGCGCCTGTCAATGTTTAGGTCTTTTAGCCTGTTGCTGATATCGGGGTTGGTAAGTCCCGTTTGATAGATGAGTTCATCTGCGTACAGGTTGTCCCCCGATTTGTACACCGCAACAAGCGAGGTTGGGTCGTTCGTGTAACCGAAGTCCATTCCGTATGCGAGCAAGGTTGCATCAGCAGGTATCTCGTTCATCCCGAATTGGAAGATGGTGGCACGGCTCATACCACGCTCACCCAATCCGTAGATACGCCAGTAGTCATCATCCGTTTCCTTCAGGCGTTCAATTTCTGCCTTTACTGCTTCATCAAGAAACGGGTTATCAAGGTAGGTGGTCTGGAAGAAGTCGCAGTCATCACGGGTAACAACCTTATCGTAAATCCAATGGAACGCATCAGATGGGTTGTAGTCAAGGATTGCCCTGCCTTCAGTACGCAGGATAAGCTGCTGCCAATCTTCGTATGTTAGCTCGTTGGCCTCGTTGATGTACAACAGGTCTCGCTTTCTGCCTCGTATCTTTTGCGGCTGGTCAAGGCTGATGAACTCCACCAAGTTTCCGTTGAGGTAATATTCGTGGTTTGACTTGTTATGGTACTCCTCACGGTACAGGTCGTGGCTACGCAGAATGTCAAAGAAGTCCCTCATCACCGAAGCACGAAGCGATGGGAATGTCTTGCGGCAGATGGTGATGGTCTTGTCCGTATGCTGGTCGGTATAATAGAAAATCACCCAAAGCAGGATGTTGTATGTCTTCCCACTCCGAGTACCGCCCTGCTCAACGACAATCTTCTTGTCGCTGCGCTTTAGGTGGTTGAATACCTTATTGGTCTGAATCTTCCCCAAGCACCTCTATTTGGAACATCTTGCCTGATGCTACCTCTACCTCTTGGCGTTCTATGTACCCACGCTTCTTGCCCTTTGTCTTTAGGTAGAAGATGGTGGCGGTTGAGTTGCCGTCTTTGATTTGCTTGTGCAGTTGGCTTTCTGCGAAGTCAAGGGCAACGTCTGATAGTGCTTCGACTCCTGCTTTGTAGTCGGCATCCTCACGCATCCATCGGTAGTGCGTTTCCCGTGAGATGTCCACCGTCTTGCAAGCAGAGGTGACAACGCCTAAAGATTTCTCTAAAGCCTCAAGCATTGCCTTTTTAAGGATGTCATTATTTGCCATACGGCTTGCCGTTTATTTTGATTTCAAGTGATGGGTCAAGTTTGTGCATTCGGTCTACAATCACTTGGCAGTACTTCGGGTCAAGTTCCATACCAAAGCATTTGCGGTTGAGTTGGTGTGCTGCTACCATTGTGGCTCCGCTACCAAGAAAAAAGTCACTAATGAGCTTCGCATTGTCGCAAAACTTATTGAATGCCCACGAAATTAAATCAACGGGTTTTTGTGTTGGGTGTACCCTGTTGGTTTTTTCTGATGCCTTTGTGTATTGGCGTACCACACTTCGTGCGTTTGACCACGCAAGCTCGCAATCGGTTTGGTCGCTTCCACCATTGTTCTTATCCCAAACAATCCAACATTCAGAATCGGGCAAGCAGGATGAGTAGTAGTTCGCACCCCACCAAATGTGCAAAGCATCGGGGTACAATGAATAAATCAGATTGAATGAATCTTTTGCTGCATTCGTGTCGCTATCACCAAGAATATCACTTCCGTATTTTTCCTTCAGTACGCCTGACTTTGATACTGCGTTCATTCCGTATGGTGGGTCGGTGAATACCATATCAGCCTTCTCACCATTCATCAGCCGAGCCACTTGGTCGCTATCGGTAGAGTCCCCACATAACAGTCGGTGGTGGCCTATCTCTATCAGGTCACCTAATACGATGTCCGTTTGTATTTCGCTTGGTGCTTCGTAGTCATCCTCCTCCGCTTCAAGCACAGGCGTATTGTCAAAGGGCAGCTCAAGTCCCCAATCCTCTAACGCTTCTACATCCCATTGGTTAGCGAGCAAGTCCCAATCCCATTCTCCGAAGCCCACGTTGTCTTTGATGATGAATTCCGCCTGTTGCTGCTCGGTAAGGTTATCCGCTACGATGATAGGAACTTCTTTAAGTCCTGCTGCAATGCAAGCCTTCAGGCGCATATTCCCACCCAGTACCACCATATTGCTATCCACTACGATTGGGCGTAGCTCAAGCATTTCAGGGAACTCCTCAATGGACTTTACGAGCTTCTTAAACTTATCGTCCTTGATTATGCGTGGGTTGGTAGGGTTAGGAATAACCTGCGAGATGGGTACTCGTTTCATAATTAAATAACTCTTTTAGATAGGTGGTGGTTGTGGACTGCCTTGAGCATATCCTTGTGCTGCTTTAGGTCACCGAATGCGTTGTGGCATTTGCGGCATAGAGCCATTAGGTTTTCTATGGTGTCCGCCTCTTTGCTCCCTCCCATACCACGTGCCTCAATGTGGTGGATGTCTACGGCCTGTGCTTGGCATACCTCGCAAGGAATCCAGTCGGTGGTATCGTAGCCCATTCCCTTTAGGTAGACCTTTGTGTGGTTCTTCATTTCTTGTAGAGCCAACAGTCATCAATGAACGTGGCGTGTGGCAGGAGTTCATCTACGGCTTGGATTACTCCTTGCCAATGTTCGTGGTAGTCATCTCCTGCTATGTAGCCTTCCTTCTTTACTTTGGGTAGCCATAGTTGAATATCCTCCTTTACCGCTTCATATGTATGGGTTAGGTCTATAAAGACTACGTCTAAGGATTCGTTCTTGAATTTCTTGGATGCTGCTTTGGATGTTGTTCTGATGGCTTTGTATTTGCGCTCTCCCATGTTCTCAACGAACAGGTCGTAGATGTCTACCTCCGTTGCGAGCTGATGAGTCGTGTCAAGTTCGTTCTCTGACCCTTTCCAAGAATCAATGATGGTGATGTTTTGATGTGTTGATTTGTCACATAGGTAAGCAGATGACTTACCGAGCCACGCACCGAGTTCTACGAACGTGCCTCCTTCTGGGATTTGCGATAGCAGGAAGTCATATGCTGCTTGGTGGTTGAACCACCCTTGAATCTCTTTGTAGGTTTTCATCGCAGAGCGTTGTAGTAGCAAAGATAGGAATCCACGCAGATGAGTGTTCCTTGCCGTGCGGCAGCAGCAGCGAATAGGCCATCGGCCTCGTATATATTCTCAAAGCGTAGCTTGGGTAGGTGGTATGGCTTGAACATATAGCAAGCGGTGTCTATGTTCCCGACTTTTGGTTGGTCAGTAGGGCGTAGCCTTCCCTCTTGTCCCCACGTTACGATTGAGGAGTCAAGGTTATGGAGGTTTGACCATTGCTCATTGAACTTCGGGTGTAAGATGTTATCATCATCCAGATAGTATACCCAGTCATCTTGCGTGAATTGGTCTTGGTAGAGGTCAAGGAACTCATTGCGTAGTGGGTTTCCCCAATGTCCTGTCTTGGTAGAGTAGTGGGTTACGTTTGCGCCTGTTGCTTCTTTGAAGTCGGTAGAGGCATCCATCATCACCACCCACGTAGCCCATTCAGGAATGTACTGCTTGATGCGTTTGAGGTTTTGTGGTCGTGAGCAGGGAGTTACAATGTAAAGCATCGTAGTTCGTTTATTTTGTCCATCGTAAAATCCTGAACGTACTCATATAGCGATTCAGTTAGGTCTTGGACTTGGTTGGGGTTTTCGTTTAGCCTCTTGATTGCTCCTGCCCATTCGCTTGGGTGGTTGATAGCAATGCAGTTGTCTTTGGTGATGTATGGTTGGTAGGGGTGCGTGTTGCTCACAATAAGAGCACACTTACTGAATCCTGCCTCAAGCATCTTTAGATGCGATTTGCACTTAGCAAACTCGCTTCCTGTTAACGGCACAAGGCTGACGTCAAAGTATTCATACAGGCGATGGTAATGAGTCGGAGGCATAGTTGGTAGCTTGTATGCTGCTCGCATCATCTCTGGATAGCCATCTACTTCTGCTACATAGGATTCATATCCGTATAGGTCAATCGTGGAATCACGAACATCCGCTTGGTGGTGGTTGCCTCCGATGTAACCGAAGCGCACCTTCTCTGATGGTTCTCGGTTTATTTGCCAAGTGGGTACGCTGATGGCGTTTGGAATTACTCGGATGTTGGTGTTGTACTTCTTCACCTTTGAAGCGAGGTGCTTGTTGGTTACCCATACCTCATCTGCTGCTTTCATAGACCGAATGATGCGGTCTTTCATCTGCCTTCCGTAGAATCCGTTGAGGGGATGATTAGGAGGTAGCACCCACCAGTCATCGTTATCAATGATTAGCTTGATACCTTCCTTGCGACATAGCCTAACGAAGTCATCAAAGGGTTCAACAGGGAATGCACGGCTTGAGAAGAAGTGAGTAATCTTAGGCCATACCTCAGGCTCAATGTCCGTTATCTTCTCAACGAACATTACGTCTGCCTCTTGGTGGCAAATCAAAGGGGCAAACACACGATGATATGCTACCCCTGAGTTTACCTTATGGAAGGCTACAACGAACGGCCTACTCATAGTGTTCGCCTGTGTTGCCGTTCTGCCCGATGATATCCATCCGTTTGTTCATCTCTTCTTCGTTACGCTCCCACTCACGCTTGGCGTATCGTTCAAGATATTGAACCCACATACGAGCAGCAACTGCTCTGCGTTGAGGTTTGAATGGATAGATGCTGCGTAGGCGAGCCATTGCTATCCGCACAAATTGCTCTCTCATTTCTCATTGGTGTTAAAGGTTTTTACTAAAGCAGTACTACCCTTTGTTACTGGGTTATCTTGATTTATTTGGACAAGTTCTTGCTCTTCCTTATTAAAGGTTTCGTTAAATTCACTTTCGGTAAGCATTCTGTATTCGATATCTCTTGAAGCACATTCGTATTCACCAATATATTCCTTTTCAACTATATAACCACTTTCAAAAAGCTCATTAATGTAACCGTCATTCCAGTCCTCTTTAACGTATTGACAATACGAAGTATAATCGTTAAATGGTTCTATTACTTTATTTGGTTCAGGAACTTCAATCTCTCAGTACAATTCTTTAACATAATCTTCTGACCATATTTCAGCACCTTCTATTTTATGGTCGTATAAATCAAGATAGTTTGTCTTATCCCATTCGTTCCATTGCATAATAGCCATAGTACAAGAGTCTTTAATTAACTCTCTTTCCATTTGTTTAGCTTGTTCAATAATTCCATCAAATGTTTGTTTAGCTAATGTATTTTTACCAATTGATAGAATTTTATTATTTATCCAGTTTTTTCGTTCTACTTCTGTTAGTTGTTTAACCAACCAATCTACTGCTGTCTGTTTCATCTCTTGTTGGTGTTAAAGAAAAAGACTCCGTTAATCAGGGCGGTTGCATTCCACTTGCTGAATCCTAATGCGCCATAAGCGGGCGGAGTTCTCATTTCTATTTGGTGTTAAAGTTCCCCGAAGATGGTGTACGAGTCAATGTCCTCACCCAAGATGAAGAACTGCTTGTAGAGTTCAATTGCCTCAAGCGTTTTTCGTTCGCCTTCTGCTACGAACTCAGGAGTGATGGAGTAGATGCCTACATCCAAGCTCGCCTTATCAATAGCTATGAAGTAGAACTTGTCAATGGGCACACCAAACAATCGGGTGTAGATGAACGCCTGTACATCGTATCCGTACTTCTTTGCCGAGTAAGGGAACGCACGTAGGTCGGTTGTTGTTTTTAAGTCAGCCAAGAAGCCGTCAGCAATGATGTCTGCCTTTGCTCGGAAGGGAATGCCCTCAATCAATCCGATTGCTGGTTGCTCAAACTCGCAGCCTTGAATCATTGACAAAAAGTATTCGTTACGAAGTAGGGCATCAGCGATGCGCTGCGCTTCATCCATCTCCTTACGGGTGCAGATGTTGCGTTGGCCTTTTGCTTCCTGCCACGCCTTTGCGTTCTTGCTCTGCACCTCAATCACGTTGTACTCCTCCACACGATGAGGCTCAAGAGCCATTAGGTGAACGAGCCTACCTACCGAGAAGGCATCGGAATCCTCCGAGCCGTACTTGGTGACGTAGTGGTAGGTCTTGGGTGAGGTTAATAATAATTTACAAGCTGAAGATGACAAGGCATTCTTTGACAGGTTGCCGTAGTAGAAGTCATCATCGTGCATCTTGGATTTGATAGTTTCTAAATCCCAAGTGCTTCCATCAAGTAGTTCTATGATTTTCATTTGATTGGTTTTGTTAAAGATAGTAAATTATTCGTAACGCTGCAACCAAAATTCTTCTTCGGTCTTGGCACTATCGTATTGCACCTTGCCCGTGAAGTAGGCTGATTGTATGTGCATCTTCTCAATGTGAAGGTAGGATTCCTTTGTGGCATCACTGAACTCGGGATGGTTCTCAAAGAACACGGTGAATGGTGTTTTCATTTTAGTATTCATCTGCTGCTACGGACGTTGCCCAATTAATCCACTTGTAGTACAACTGCATATCCATCTTAGTAGGCGGATTGCTGATGTGTGAGGTCGGATATGCGGTGGTGTTGGTGTAGCCATCCTCGTTGTAGGATTCCTCCTTGTACTCAATGGTCATCTCGTACTTCTCCATCTCAATAACGGATTCGTATCCAAGCCATTCAGCGAGGTATTCTTTATCGGTTCCTGCTTCTACGGCATTCCAATAAGCCTGTGGCATCTCGTGAGAGTCCTCAAGCCACATCTGAAGGTCATCAATTTCAAATAACATTTTAAAGTCCAGCAATTAGTTCAACAATAGCCATTGACCCCATAAGGCCGCCAATGATAACGATAGAGGCAATGAGCTTCGCAAAGAAGACCTTGACTTGGTGTGCAGATATTTGTTTCATTTTGATTGGTTTTAAATGATAATCAAATGTACGCAAAGCGTTCACATCCACAACACTATGGTTGAAATTAGATATACTATGAATAAAAAAGAGGGCTATTTGCCCTCCTTCCATTGTGTGTAGCAAACTGCTACCGCTTGGTCTTTGTCTGGATACTCGCTTCCGATGGCTTCCATGCAACGCTGGATGTAGTCGGATTGCTTCTCGCCTGATTTAGGTTTTGGTATTGGCATTGAGATTTATCTTGGTGTGAAACGAATGGTGCTTTACCATTTCTTTTAAAGGGGGAATCCAGCCAAGTGCATTGTCATCGCCTGTTGCGCTATTGCCTACGCTCTTATAGTTGGCATTGACTAAATGCTCACACAACTCGCCACGCTTAAAAACATACGCAATGTCTTCTTCGGCCTTCAAAATGTAGACATAGTAGTCGGCTTTACTCGCTAAGATTCCCGAGTCCCTATTTTGATTTGTGTTTTTGTATTCAATATACATATTTGGATTATCAGGCATACCTCGTTTCTCTGCCCAATAGTATGCCTTCTCATCGTACTTGACCTCAAAAGTTACTGTCCTTTTGTCGGTGGTAGTTGATTTCAAATCCCAATCGTAAAACACTCGCTCAGGAGCATTTTCTACAATGTGACCAACGGACTCAAGATAAGCCTTCCACTTAGCCTCGCCTATTTTTCCTGAATGATTCATCAATAAGCGTTGTATAAAGCCTCAAGCTCTTGCAACCTACCACGCATACAACTGCCGCACGAAGTGGGCTGCACCTTGTCGTTGAATACTCGGTTGTAGATTTTATTCAGTTCGGTCTGCTCAAACGCAGTCACCACATTGCGACCTTTCATCTTGCCAATGTATTCGTACTCGGTTTGGGTCAAGCACTCGGGCTTACGGTAACGGAAGATTTTGTTGAGCTTCTCCTTACGGGCATCGCATCCGCAGTCAACGCCTGTTGCTTCGCTGAACCAGTCAACGGCAGCCTTAATGCCTGTGGCGGTGGTGATTTTCTCTATCGTATCGCCAAGACCTTCACTCCTCTTTGGCTTCCTTCCACGCTTGGTAGTGGTCGTTGCAGTCGGTTTGGATTCGTTCTCTTGCATTTTTTAAGGTATTAAATATTGAACGTGCTGAGATTTTTGTTTTGTCTGCGAGCGTTCTAATGCTCATATCGGTGTTGTGGTACAGGTCAAATATCTTCCTGTCGTACCAATGCCAATCGGATGCCTGCTCCCATATCTCATCGTAGAGAGCAACCATCTGCACTTCGGCTTCTTCGTTGGCCTCCTCAAAGATTAGCTCATCTTCAAATTGGCTTACATCTACAAACTCAATGCGGCTCTTTGCCTTCATCAAGGTTGCGTACATATTGCGAAGGGTAACGTACACGAAAAAGGTGTTGACCTCATGCTCGTTGTACATTATTTTTTCAGGCTCTCCAACGTATTTGTACAGGCGAACGTACATCTCTTGGACTATGTCGTTGGCAAGGTCTTGGTCTGCACCAAAACTCTTGACCATCCGAATCCAATCGGTGTGGCGTTCAGCAAGTACGTTTAAGAGTTCCAAGATATTTCAAGCATAAATATGCCGAGTGCTACCTGAATCTGTTGGATTGTTTCTTCTTCATCAAGGTATTCGGTCTTTGACCAGTTCACACCAAGAACCAAGCCGTAGATGGGGTAGAAGCCTACGTTAAAATTCATCAAATGTCTTTTTCAGGGTTAAATATAGTTCTTTATATTTAATTAACTCCGTGAGCAAATCGTTAAGCCTTTTGATTTCATCCTCAAGGGCTTTCACATCTACGTTCTCAAGCGTTTCAATCGGGTACTCATCACGTATCTCGCAGGCAATCTTGTACGCCCATCGGTAGTCTTTGTAATTGAGTCTTGATTTGTGTTCCTTATGGGCGTGGATGACGGTGGAATGGTCACGGCCAATGATATGCCCAAGTTCAACGAGCGTTCCTTTGGTAGCGTAGGCGTTTACGAATGCGCCTCTTGCGAGCGTATATTCTCGTTTGCGGGTGTCTTTGTCATCAAGTCCAAGTCGTGCCATCATAGCAGACTTTGCACGTTCCATTTG